GGTATGTCACTAGCATACATAAGTTTATTGTATTGAGATAGAGTAACAACAGGAAAAGATACACCTGTCTCCTCATGTGTAACTATAGGACATATACCTGCATAGTGTAGGTTATTATACCCCGGATTACTCTGCATCTTTTTCATCCCAAGAGATAGAGGACTCTTGTAGTTTTGTATCTACATCTTCAGATAAATCTCTGAGTATATATCTCATGTGTTCTCCTAGACTTTTTACTGCTGTCTTATTGAATACATGATTACCTATGTTAGGTATGTCATCTAACCATGCATCATGACATAGCTCATAGAATTTTACTAGGTCTTCTGCATTACTATCACTGAACTTAGTAACTAACTCATCCAGTTGACGTGTACTCTGGTCATCATCCCATACTTTAAGGAACTCTATGAAATGTCTATGCCCATCATGCACAGTACTTATAGATTTAATGAACGTATCCAATAGCTTGTCATCCTTTATTAACTGGACATAGTCTAGGTCTGTTAGCTTAGATAGTATACCCATGATAGGGAGTACATTCTTAGGCGGGAACAAGCCGTAACATAATGAGCGTAGCTTATTATTATTACTCAGAATGTTAGGGTCTATACTCTGATACTTATCTAAGTAGTGTAGATTCTCTGGTACTATAGCTTGAGTAGGTAACTCAACTGGTAGTACAAAGGATTGTAAGTAATCACTTACTTGTGTTAGTGTCCTGTCTTCTATACCACGTTGACCATACTCAAAGGGTAAGAATAAACATCTAGCTTTTAATGGGTCAGATAAATAGTCGGACTCATTCATAGCACAGATGATAACACTACCCTTAGGTAGGGCACGTCCACGTATGGTACCTTCACGTAACAGAGTGAGTATAGATGCATGTAACTCATCTCTTGATTTATCAAGCTCATCAAAGAAGAAGATACTAGGTGTATCCGTCCACCATGCTGGCTTAAGAAACTCTAGTTGGTCATTACCCATGAACTTAGGATAACCTAGTACCTCATCTGCTTGTTCATTCTGTAGTAGTATCTTAACTACAGGTAGCTCTAGCTTGTCAGCTAGCTCATGTTGTATCCAGTATGTCTTGCCTGAACTTGTCTTCCCTACTAGCACTGGAATCTTAGAGTCCAGTAATCCTATGTCTTGCTGTACTTTACAGGCTTCGAGTGCTATCTCTTTATTTACGTCCACGTTTCACCATCCTCGCTAACATGAATTCATGTAGCTTTCTTAGATTTCTTATACTTACGTTCAAGAGTTTCTGATTGTCTTTATATAGGGTATCAGGATTCTCTTCTTCTTGGTCCTCCTCTAGTGTAGGTGGGGGATTAACTATGTCTTCTTCCTTGTCTTCATGGTCTTGTACATATTCTGCCATGCTATACCTCCTTGCCTGGTTCAGGTTCTAGTCTAAAGTCTAGGTTATCCAGCATCACCACCATCTCTGTCTTTGTCAGAGTGGTGATGTATGCCATAGATATATCCTTAGCTAAAGCCTCGTACTTCTTATCTACTATGTGACTAAGCACGTCTGTGTGTAGTTCTTCGTAGATAAATGTAGCTAGCTGTCTTTTAGTCCAGCTATTTTGTAATGCTTTTAGCTTTTTGTCTTTCATCTTTAATCTCCTTCTTTATTACGTCAGTAAAGTCTGCCATAGCATCCATCACATGACGTTGCTTATGCTTGGTATTCTCTTCTGATGCAAGATACTCTGATATATAACGCAGTAGTATCATCATCCTTTGATTCATATCATTCATGTTATTAACCTCCTTCTAGCTGTCTTCTTATCTTACAATAGAGAGCTAGATAATAAAAAAAAAATAGGAAAGAGAGTAGGAATAAATCCTACTCTCTCTGGATAGTCTAGAATCCTACGTTTGTAACGGAGTTACTAACGGTAGTTCTAGTTGGTAGTATCTTACTATCTTTATTAGCAGTGTAAGATATCAATGGTTCATTCCAAACGTATATGAAGTCAGCTATAAACTGATTCAATTGTTTAGATTTTATGGTGTCATCACTAGTAGTTTTAGCCCACTGTAATCTCTGAAGGTTACGAGAGAACAGAGAGTTGATAGAATCTATGAAATATAGAGGCATGAAACCATAGTCATCATCTGATATATGATTCACAGCTTTATAGTTAGCTATGAATTCAAGTTCAGTTGCTGGTTTCATGCTATAGCCTCTGATTGGATTGTTACTAGCATCAAGTCTAGATAGGTTTTCTATGAAACTAGCATTCTCTTTCTCGTATTTACGAGAGCCATCTATGATTCTATTCTTAACTCCTAACTTAACAGAATAAATTCCTTGCATGGAATCAAGTAGTACCTGTAGATAGGCATTAGATGGTACAATGGCAACATCATACTTATATGTACGACCATTATATTCTTTAATCATAGCTCCATCTTTGTATTGAGCGTATGATTTGGATACATGAAATTGTAGATTCTCATGTTCTGTCCACTCGGAGTCATGTAGTGTGAATCCTTGTGCAAAGTGTAGAAGAGGTTGCTTTGTACTATCTATTGATAGCACATCAGTAACATCTCCGTATGTATGTTTGGTACTAGGCATATTAATCTCCTTGTTGATGTAGGTCATCACCCGATTTTCTAGTACTGGTGTCTGCGTACAGCAGTTCCAGTACTAAATTCTCTGCTAGCTCATGACTGATACGACCACGACATGCTAAGTCGAAGATAGCATTGCAATCTTGAACTAAAGTAAAGTCTTTAATCTCTTTATAACTCATATTAAACTCCTTTTTTACTTACTTGAGTGTGTGTACTTGGACGGTTCGCCACTTGTGACCGTACACACACTTTTGTTTGCTGGTAGATAGGACTGGGGTGTTACCTGAAAAATGATGACACCAACAGTAGCAAGATGATAGCGAACATCCAGAGTACTTGCAGGTCTAGCATATCCATTAGATATGGTCATAAAAGTCTACACTCAACTCTTCTCCTTGCATATAACCTGATAACCAAGGGTCATCACAGTCATCAGATGTTATTGTTCCCATGAGCAAGTTCGGCCAAGTTCTACCTGCTACTAAGAACTCTTGGCTGTATTCCGGCATCGGGAACTCTCCGTGATAGTCGTGTCCTTCATCCGGGACGAACGAAGGGGAATGGTCAGGATAACCGTCATAGACAGCTATCTCATTAGGATATGATGGGTTATGGATAATGAATTTAATTAAAAGCATTAGAATGTCACCATGTAGTGAGCAGGACGATAGTCACCGGCATAGTACTCTGCAAGTTTAATATGACAAGGGGTGTGTACCATGTAGCTCCAGTCTTTATTTTTAGGATGGTCTAAGGTGACTTTGAAGTTAACAGTACCATCAGAGAACCAGTCCCATCCTATCTCTCTATAGAGAGATAGGATGTTATGTCCTCGTTCATGTTTAATTGAAAGCATATGAGGCATCATGTCATCCTCATTATTATGCCAGTCTACATCTTCGTAGATAGTATAAGATTTATTATTCATGTTAATCTCCTTGAACCTTTTAGTGTACGTACTTGGACGGCTCACCACTTGTGACCGTACGTACACTTTTGTTTACTACGAAGAAGATACTGGATGGGTGGACGAGATATTACTAGAAGATATATCTTTTCCTTTCCAGATTCATCCAGGGAATTCACGAGGAACGCAGAGACGAGTTAATTCTCGTAGATGTATCTGGGGGGTATATCAAAGTCCCCCCTCGTGATGGTCATAGCCCCCTATACTATATGATAATATTCTCCTAGAATCAAGTCGGTATTAAACACGTACCCATAAATACCCAGTATAAACCCGTAGTTTACTCTAGTAATACATGTTAAATAAGGTAATAACTACGCATAGTTACATCCGGGGACTAGTATTAACCCATGGATATCCACCAGTATACAGGAAATATACTACTTATTTCATGTTTTAGTAAGAAAAGACTTGACAAACGCTGTTCTGAGCTATTATACTAGGTATACGGGGAACTAGATTAGACACAGTGTAATTACTTGATGGGTTTAACAAATGCTTAAGCATTTGTAATCATGCATACAGGATTATACTAGTTATGAATTTATCTACACAAGACTATCACAAGTTCCGGCTTTATGTTATCAAGCATGCTACTCTGCATGGGTTCAAAGTACAGGATTGTGATGACATCTTTCATGATGCACTACTACATATAGTAGAACACGACACACCAGCTATTGACTATTACAAGATTATGTGGAAGTATATAGGTAAGCACAGAGAACGCAGACATAGAGAGGGAAAGAGACAAGTTGACTATGATGATAACCAAGAGCGAACCTGAAGCCGACCACATCCCTTTAACTGACCGACCCCTGCCTTATTATCCTGACTGGGATGAAGCAGTTGAAGCATATCCTGCAGAAGAAGAAGAGGAAGATGATGAATAGAACATTAAATAAACTATTTCCTGAAATACCTCAATATGAACTAAAGATACTCAAGTTTCTGGAGACCTGCTATAATTATGCCTGGTCACAAAGAGCTACAGCTAAAGAACTGGGTATAAACCATAAGACAGTAAAGAACATAATAGAGTCTGTCAAAGACACTCCACAATACCACGCCTTTGTTAGCAAGTTAGAAATACAAGTAAGGTCATTCCAAGACCCGGTGTTTCAAAATAAAATCTTTGATAGATATGAAGACTCACTAAAGGACCTAGATACAAGGATAAAAGCAGCTGATAAAAAGGAAGACAAGAATCTAATAGTTCAGTTATTAAGATTAAAATCCTCTGTATTAAAAGACCAATTAAAAGCTAGTATGGGACATCTTGTTAATAATAATGAGAAACAAGACCTTAATGATGCAATAACAAACCTAGCTGTAACCGCTTGGGAGGAAGACCATGGCAAAGTTCAATAGTCAATTAAAAGGGACTAAAGACATGATGAAAGAATTAAATAATACACAGGGTAGATATATCCCTGTTTGGCTGCAATCTGCAGCCAGTAGCCTAAAAGCAGCAATAACTAAAACTAAGAAGTCTGGGAGGACAAAGGGTAATGGCAGTAAAAAAGAAAAAGAAAAAAGTAGTAAGTAAGTATAAAGGTTTTTCAGGAATAACAAGTAAAACAGTTAAAAGTACTGTAACTAAAAAGAAGCCTAAGGTTAACAAGGACGCTAAGAACAGCGGAGCAAAATCTTTAGCTAAACAATCTAAAGACCTTAAAACTGGATTAGGATATCTTACTGGTAGCAAAAAAACTAAGGTAGGTAGTGCAGGTAAAGGACCTAAACCTGTAAACACATTAGGTAAGAAATATGGTAGCAAAGTTACAAAGAATAAGTTTGCTAGTGGTACAGGAGTTGGTGCAAAAAGCCAAAACACTGGCTTAAATAAAAAGAAAACAAAGAAAAAATTATCAATAGGACCAGCAGGTAACTACGATAGTATGCGTTTACTATATGGTAATGTAAAAAGGAAACCAAAGAAAAAGAAGTAGGAGAGTATAATGCCACAAGGCAAAGGAACATACGGAAGTAAATTGGGTAGACCCAAGAAGAAGAAGAAGACACCACCAAAAACAGGTCTACAAAAGCTAAATGACTCTTGGAAACGTATGCCTGGAGCAAGAGCAAGTAGGCGGAAATCCTAATGATAATGTGGTTAACTCTATTAAAGACATTTCTAGGTATAGCTGGTAAGATATTTAATCAATTTAAATATCAGAAAGATGTAGAACAAAAGAATAAAATAATGGAACTTAGTTTCAAATTAAGACAACGTGAGCTACAAAGACTAGCTCTGGAGAAAGCAGATAAAGAAATTAGTAATCATCGTGATTATCTTAATAAGCGTTAGTGCCTGTTCATACCTAGATTTTTGGACAGCTACTAAAGATGACTATTCCAGGTATAGTGGACCTACATGTCCTGAAGTACCTGAGTGTAATATATACGAAGCTTGTTTATCTGAAGAAGATTTACAATGCCTTGCTACACAGAAACAAGCATACAAAGCCTGTATCTGGGTACATGAGCAATCGTGGGAATTATTAAACGCTAAGTAGGTTCTGGCATACGTTCAGGAGACTGAACCAGCCAATAGAACCTGCCTAGTTGGAAGGAAACATGATAAGAGATTGGTGGTGGAAAGATGAGAAGATGTTGGCGTTATGGCGAAAAATCCATAATATGACCAATGAAGAATTTAAACATCTGGACCCTAAAGTAATCAAGGAGCTACAGTATTGGTATGGTAACTTATTCTTCTTTAAGCCATATCCTGCTCAAAAGCCTATTCTTGCTGATGACGCTTTCTCTGTATATGTTCATGGTAATAATAGTTCTGGTAAGAGTTACGTGGCGGCTGCTAAGACAGCGTACAATATAATAGGTTGGAACCCAAGTTACGATATAGGTCCACCCAAATACGGAGATAGGATTATATGGGCGTTCAGTCCTTCATTTGATATCCAGAGAACTTCAAGTCAGGTACATTTGTTCTCAACGGATACACCTAATAATATTGGACTCCTCCCTAGTATTGAATCAATAGAGAGACGTGGTGGTAAAGTAGCTTGGGGTAAAAACAGATGTATTGACTTTGTTAGATTCTGGGATGGTACACTACTTGAATTTAAATCGGCTGAAATGAAGACACAGAACTTACAAGCTTCTGGTATTGATTTCTGCTGGTTTGATGAGTGTCCAAGTAATGTAATGCATGATGAAATTTTAGCTAGATTACTAAGAAAGAATGGTAAGATGACTATGAGTTTTATTGTAGAAAGTAGTACTCAGAATTACATAGTACAAGATATATATAAGAATAACATAGATGACCCTGATACATCCTTTCATTTTATTGATGTATATGATAACCTGTCATTAGAGAAATCAGATATAGATAGGTATAAGAAAAGATTTACTAAAGCTGCTATGCACTGGAGATTCAGTGATGGTGGTAAATTCCAACTGCAACCTAAAGGTGCTTTGGTATATCCTGATTTCTGTGAGTTACATGTAGCGGATGACTTAGTAGACCAGTATGACCCACTAAGAACTTTATGGAGAAGCTGGGATATGGGGTTTGTACATCCGGCATGTGTAGGTTTTCAGATAGATGCCCATGGTAGGAAGAATGTCCTATTTAGCAGGATGGGACATAACATACAACTTACAGATTTTATAGATGAGATAGAGGCACTGTGCAATGAAATATTACCTAAAATTACTGAAACAATGGATATACTCCCACATGATGCTAATAGAAAATATGATGTATCTCCTAACAGTGCTCTTGATATATTTCATAATAAAGGGATAAAGAACGTAGAGACTATATATGTTAAGAAAGAAGCAAGCTATGCACAAATTAATGAAGAACTTAAACAATTTAGTAAAGGAGAACCTATGGTAAGGTTTGATTCTAAGACTTGCAGTGATTTACTTCAGACTATGGCTGGATATACTAGACATGAAGAGACTGGTATTGCTAGGAAAGACAACTACTTTGAGCATCTTTCAGATGCTTTTAAACTAGGTTGTTTTTATATAGCTAAGAAAATGACACTCAACGAATCTGTAGAGATGCAAGAACCAAGTTACTATAAAATGAAATTTGGTGAGGAGAACAAGGTACTACAATGAGAGAGGCAGATGTATTAAAATACTACCAATTTATAGCTAAAGAAGCTGAAGATGGGTTTGTATCTACACGTAAAGATTGGAATGAGAACATGAAATTCTACATGGATGAGTACTCATTTGATAATAAACTAGCATGGCAAACTAAGATTAAAGACCCTATCGTAGATAACTTAGTAGTTAGACTTAGTAACTTCTTTGTAAGAATACTGATGTCTAGTGATAATAAGTACTTTACTATAGAACATCCTAATCCTGCAATCAAAGCTGGGTTAAGTAGTTTGGTAGAAGTAGTACTTAAAACTAATAAGTTCCCTATGATATTTGGGGATGCACTTAAGATGGCACTATTAACATCCCCGTATATTACTAAGATAGCTTATACCTATCATAAAGAAAGCTATCCTACATATAATGAAAAAAAGAACTCTTATGATACTGAAGATACTATAGTAGGTAAAACAGAAATTAAAACATGTGACCCTTTTAGTGTGAGACTAGACCCTAATGGTGACCAGTACATTATAGAAAATAAAGAAGTAGACTTATCTGATTTTATATCTATGGCAGAAATAAATCAGTGGAAGAATGCAGAGAAAGTTATACGTAACTTACACAAACAGAAAGACCCTAATGACGCATTGTATAGACCTACAGTTCATTTAGAATATGTGTATAGTAGATGTATGACTAGTGACCAAGGAAAAATATTAGATGAAAACGTGCACTTTGTTATTGCTAACAAAGAGCATGTCGTCTATTACGGTAAAAACATATTACCAAAAGGAGAATTCCCATACGTTGTGGGGTTTCCAATGAAAGTACTTAAAGGCAAGTACGGAAGAGGATATATTTCAAAGTTGAGGTCTTTGTTAAGTTCTTATGTTGAGAGCATGAACCTACTACTAGATGCATTTACATTAAACACGCTAGGCGTGTATGAAGTTGTTACCAATAATATAGAAACTGGTAAGGCTCACTTGTTCGGCTCGGTAGTTCCAGGTAGATTGTACCCAGTTACTCAAACAGGAACCATAAATCAAGTATATAATAATGCAGTGAATCCTAATTCCAGTAGCCTTTTATTTACTCTTGACAGGCTTATTCAAAATAGGTCATTCCAAAACGAGTTCTTTCAAGGAGCACCAACATCTAAGGGAAGACCCACCGCTTCTGAGGTGTCGCAAAAGTCGCAAGACACTAATGCGTTTTTTGCAGATATTGCTAATGAAATAGAGCGAGCTATCATAGAACCTACACTTGAGTTGTTACTTTACACTGAGTTAATTTATATGAATGATTCGTCTCACTTCGATTATAGTAAAACCCTCGCTAACCCAGAAGCATTAACGGTACTCAAAGCTATGAGTTTCAATGAGCGTGTAGATGCAATAAAAGATTCTACACTAACAGTAAGAGGGATATCTGGCAAAGTTCTGAAGATGACTAATTTTCAGAAGTTGATGCAAATTATCAATGTTATTGGTAACATGCCTCAAGTTGCACAGGCTTTAGACCCAGCTAAATTTGTTCAGAGGATATTTGAATCATTTGATGAGAATCCTGGAGACATAATTAACATGGAGATGCTAAAACAACAAGGTGTACCTGGTGCAACGCCAACGGGTGAACAACCTCAGCCGCAAGGTCAAGGAAATCAAGCTGGAGCTCCACCTGCTCAACAACAGCAATCACCAGAACAATTAATGGAGGTCTTGAAAAATGTCAGACAACAACAACAATAAAGAAGAACAGATTGATGATACAGCATCTGAGGATGCTAGGATTCAAATTAAAGCTAAGGATGCAGCAGAACAGCTGTTACCTGGTGGCAAGAGTGTAAGTGAGATGTCAGGTGAAGACTTGACTACATATACTTCTAATATGGTAAAGGCGGATAGGTTGTATGCTAAGCATGCAGAAGATTTAGCTGCTCCAGATAAAGAAGTATTTGATGCTTTACTTCTTGCAAGTGACAAGAATTTAGGTGTGGAGGAACGCTTTGAATCTGCTTTAAGCAAATTCAATGCTGTCAAGAATCCTAAGGAAGAGTCACCAAAAGAACCACCAAAAGAAACTTCCCTAAAAGGGAATATGGATACGGGTACTCGCACGAGTACTAGCCCCCTAAACAATCAATTGGAAACTGCAAACGATGCACCCTTAGGAGATAACGATGACTATTTCAAATATCTCCAAGATAGGTTCAGACAACAGACTACAATGAAAAGGGGACTTAACGTAAAAACTTAGAGCATAACAGGAGGAAACAATTATGCCACAAGGAGCAATTAGTTATTTAAATGAGTCCGATAGACTAGCCAAAACTAAAATGGATAGTGATATTAGATTTCAAGCAGGTAACATGATGCAGTTTAGAAACCTTGCGAAACCCATAAAAGCTTATGGAAGAAACAAAGGTTCCGTAGTAGAAATTGAAAAGTATCAAAAACTAGACAAAGCTACTGGTACAATTTCAGAACTGCAATCACTACCTATGCAAAAACCTAACGTAGGTTTTGTACAGACTACAATCGCAGAGTATGGTAATGGTGTATCTTACACAAAGAAATCACAAACATTAGCAGAATACTCAGTTGATGAAACA